TCGTCGGACCCAATCTCCACTTCCCCCGACTTCTTGAGCTTTTCGTGTAGCCCTAGAGCAGTCGCGGTCATTTCGTCATCCTGGCCATACCAAGGGTTGCGTTCTTGCCACGCATTTAACTTGGGATTGGTCCGGGCGACGGGCGCCTGGGTCTCATAATTATTTTGTACCTGAAAATTTTCCTCTTGTAAAGTGGGCATTTGGAAGTGCTGCGCCTGCATGGCCCGAATATGAGCCTCTTGCAGTGCCTTTTGCGCCTCTAATACCTTGTCAGAATCACCAGAATCATAGGCTTCTTTGTATAGCTGCTCAGCCATTTTTAGCTTTAAACCAGCCGCTTCTTGCAGAGTCGTCGCATATTCTTTACCCCCGGTATCGAGGATCTGCTTAATACGCTTGTTCTCATTCATTAGCTTCTGAGCAAACTGAACCGCCTCTTGCTGCTCACGATAAGCAGCCTCTTTCTCTCGGCGCTCGTCATGCCAGACTTTACGCATCTGCTTTAGTTTTTGTTTAACTTCCTCGTCGTATGACTCAAGATCGTCTTTTTCTAATTCTTCTCTTAGAGGCATAGGGAGAGGCTGTCGGCCCCGATCTTCTGCTGGAGTGTCGTCTTCTATCTCCACCTCAACTTTGTCGTCAGAGGCTTCCATAGTTACGCTTAACTCGCGCTTTTCGTCGGGAAACTGAAAATCGTTTTTCTCTAATTCAGGCATCTTGTCCTCCTGTTATTTGCGTTTAATGCCGCGTGGGTCTTGAACAACCGCTTCTACCGAGTCATCGTTAATCAGGCGAAACTCTTTGCCATGAATAACAACTCTGGTTCCTGCATTGGGGCGGACGAGTACAAAGTCGCCTTGTTTGCACCAGGCACCAGTCGGGAAACGGGTCGGGTCTTTATAACAATCTGGCCCCATATCAACTACAAATAGGACCGTGGTCAACAACTCTTCAAAATGAATTGTTGTATCTGCTTTTACTAAACCGCTTTCATACTCTTTCTCTATGTCTGGAATCGCGCACAAGATGCGGTATCCAGATGGTTTAGGTAACTGCCTTGCCTTCTCTTCGTTTGTTGCTTCTAGGTCAATCGAGCCTACAACCTGGGGTTGATCGGGATTTGTACCGATTAACAGACTACTCATCCGAGTTCTCCATCTTTTGTTTGAGGTCTAATGTGTACCCCCTTGCGATGAGCAGACCCCGGATCTCACCGCAAATTCTTTTGTACTCTTCAAACGACTCACACTTGCCTTCTGCCAAGTGATTCTTTAATTGCTCGACCTTCTCGTCGGTTTGTTCAACTATTATGTCGAGTGCATCCATTACTTAACCTTTGGTTGTGGTTGACGTTGCAATTCTTTCTGATGCGCCTGGCTAGAGAGCTGCTTGGCAATATCAGCACCAAGACGAATGATTTCTTTCTCTCTGCCATCACGCATTTCTGCCGCAGCTTTAATGGCCTCCATTTGTTGATCAACCTGGAGTTTTTGTTTTGCCATTTCGTTCTGGGCGATGATGCGGCCAGCCTCGATCTCCTGCTGGCGTTTACGTAGATCAATGTCTGCTTGATCTTTCTGGGCCTTGCGTTGTACCTCGGCCTGTTTAATTGCAAGCTCTTGTTGCTGCATTTGTATGATCGGATCTTGGGCCTGCTGCTGCGCTTGTTGTTGTGCAACTTGCGCCTGGTTTTGTGCCAGTAATCTTTGTGCGGCTTGAGCCAACATCGGGGCAAGACGGGCTTCGACTTCTGGATTAATGTGAATGTCATCACCAGCTTCGTCTTGTGTCGGCGGCAGATTGAATCCAAGCTGCAATTCAATCTGCTTGCGATACTCCATGCCAAGGTGCTCATTGATGTGATTCATCATGGCCGCTTGCATCTGTCCGGCAGCAGGATTGTCTTTTAAGAGCTGCTGGATCATTGGGTCTTGCATAGCAGACATGTGGACCGTGATGTGCGCTCTGTGGTCCTGGTACATAAACGCCTTCACTGGCTTGCTGCGAAGAATGTTTTGATTCTCTGTAACAGGATCTTCTGGCTTCTGATCTTCGTCCATGGGGACTAACTTCTGCGCGTCTTTAATCCCTAGTACGTCGAGCATCTGCCTGTGAAGAAGCGGAAGGTTATAGAGATTGGGAGCCGCCTGCGCCAATTGCATGACCGCCTGATACTGAACGATCTTCTGCGCCATCGTTGACGCGTTTGGATCGGATACCGGGATGACATCAACATCGTCATAGTCTGCTTTCTTCGCCCTGCGATGTCCGTCTACAGGTTCATAGCTGTATTCATCAGGTGTGTATGCCGCGATGATCTGCTTGAGTAACCCAAGCTCCTGCTTCATCGAGTAATGAACGCGGGCCTGGACTGCCGACATGGTTTTGAGTGTGCGCTCAAGGATTGCCAGCGTAGTTCCTACCGGAGCCTGGGCAGACATATCAGAGATCTGAAGGTCTGCGGTATTTGCAAACCTACGGCCCTCTTCAATGATCGTATTGAACAATTGATACAGAGTTTGACTTGGCTCTTTGTACGGCAGCGGCATCAGGTTATCTTTAATAGAACCTGATGGGACATCTACGTCACGGAACTCGCCTGGCGCTATCGGTGTGTCATCGCCTTTAACGCGCAGACCCCGCGCTTTAAAGCCTCCCGGCAGATTCGATAGTGTTCCAGCATCAACCAACTGACGAATGAGAGAAGTACCAGACTTGGCAAAAGCACCAACAAGGTGAATAAGACCGAAATAGTAAAACCCAAAGCCCGGAACGTATCCGTAATGAACAAAATGTTGTCGTTTTTGATACGTCTCATCATCGGGCTCCCAGTTACGACGAATCGCCAGGATTGTGTTCGATCCCTTCTCAATAGTTACAACATATGGAAGAGCGATACCTGTTAGTTCGCCTTTATCGTCACGGTGTTCGTGGCCAGCGAGGTCTAACTCCACGTGCATTTCAAGAATCTTGTATCGCGAGTCACTCGTCGCTCTAAATCCCAGCTTCTCAGCGATCTTCTTCTCTACTTCGTCGAGAATATTGTTTGGAGGACCGAGATCTACGTCTGCATAGAAACCAGAGACTTGGAGACGACGTAGTTCATTCTCTGTTTTCCGCATAACGTGGGTTACGCGCTCGGCAGACTCAAGATCAGAGGCTCCATAGGGAACAACAATGTCTTCTGCCGGGACAAACAACGAAACTTGTCGCTCAATATTTGGGTCGTAATAGACCTTTTTGAACGCATTACCAGAAAGCCCCAGGCCCCAGAGCATCCTCTCATGTTCTGGACGATATTCTTTCATTACGTCCATCAACTGATAGTTCATATCGTCTTGAACGCGCTTTGCAGCTTCTTTTTTCTCTGGCGTCTCTTTGCCGACGATCTGTGTTTTGACCGGGCCCGAGGCAGGAAACGTGGACATCATGGTTTCTGCCTGAAATTTCACCAAGGCTTCAGAAAGTAACGGGTGATACACACCACACGCGCCTTCCCACGGCTCAGCCCGCTCTTCAATCTTCATTCCGAGAAGTTCTAGGCCGTCTACATAGGTCTGTATCCAGTCTTTACGAGACGAAATGTCGTCGTCGTAGTCGCCAATGAGTTCTCCGGCGATAGTCGCTAAGGCTTCTGAGTCCATTGACTCAGCCAGATTAGAGTTAAAGTCTTCATCAGACATTTCCTGCTTCTCAAACTCAATCTCCAGATCGCCAATCCCAATCTTTACGGACTCTGGATCTTCAATCTCAATTTCAATAGCCGGCTCTTGATCTTCCATCATGTCCGTACCCATTCCAAGGGGCGCTTGGTTCAGTGCTTTTTCGATAGCCATGTCTTATTCCTCAGTAATACGGCTCGTTTCGCCGTCTAAGTGTGGGAGGGTCGTCCTCTTGATCTAATAGTGTACGGATAAAGCCCCCTTTACGAAACCTCATGATGGCAAGAGACGTTGCGTCTACATAGTCGTCATGTTCTCCAGCAGGAAATGCCGCTACTTCATCTACAACTTCTTCGGCCCAACGCGTAGTCGGCGCCCAAACTCTCCCAGAAGCAAAAATATCTGATACGGCATTAAGTCTTGTTATCTTGTCGTTCCCCCGGACAG